CTAGCATCGTGTCAGGGATCAAGGGGAACAATGGTTCTAGTAAGGCTGGGAATGTATCTGGTGGCTCAGGGATGGTCTCTGGTGGGGTTGTCATTGTTGTGGGTGGTGGAGGCACCGTTGCAGGTGGCTCTGGCATTGTTGGTTCTGGTGGGGGTATGTAAATTGTTTGAGGTGTCAAAGTAGTCGATGGGTTTGTAGCAGGAACAGTTGTTGGTGCGACAGTCGTAGAAGTTGTCGTGGTAGTCCATGTTGTTGTTGTCTCCGCAATCGTGGTGACAGGGATAGTTGTGTCTGGAATGGTTGTGTCTGGTGTTTGCTGGTAGTCGGTGGTGAACGCTTCATCCGGAACGATTGCGAATCCCTGACCATCAATGTTCCAGGCAAGCATCACACACGTACCACCACCGTTCTCATACATCCAAAGGTCGAGAGGTTGACTGCCTGCACTAATGTCTATCTGCCCAGACTCCATCCAACTGCAACCCTGATCCCACCAGTTGCCCCACTCGTTGCCGTCAATGTTGATTGTGCCACCATCATCAGAAGCCAACCAAAACTCAATCGTCTGATGCTCAGGGATCGTGATGAATCCAGCCATGTGAACCATGAACAGATCAACCGTGCAATCTAGATACGGCTCACCGTCATAGCTTCGATTGATGTTGTTCTCAACCTCAGAACCACAGACTGGATATTCGGTTGTTGATTGTGTTGGTGGAATCTCGTCAATCGTGTAATACGTCGTTGACAAACCAGGCAAAGGCTCAGCAGATACCGGTGAAACAAACGACCAAACTGTTGCCAATAACGCTGGCGCAACAATCAGCCAACGAGAACCACGCACTACACCTCGATAGAAGGTGGTGCAATAAAGTCTGTGCCATCCCATGTGTAGCCAATACCAGCATAAGTTTTGCCTGCTGTATCAAAAAAAGTTTCGACCCATTGACCAGGATAACGATCAGGATTCGCAGCCATAAACTCTTCGGTCACAACGGCAACATCCGTGACAACACCATTAGTGACTTGTGCAAAGTACTGATGATTTATCATGACTTAAACCTTACATAGACAACACCGCTACCGCCTGCGCCGGCCGCTCCCGAATAACCGCCTCCGCCGCCGCCGCCTGTGTTTGGTGTACCTGCTCCGCCAACAGTCGTTGTACCTGTTCCACCACCGCCCGAACCGCCAGCACCACCACTATTCAAACCGCCACCACCGCCACCACCAGCACGAACAGTTGCACCAGCACCTAACCAAGTGCCAATGTCCGTTCCAGCACCACCAGCCGCGCCAGCATTTGCGGAAGCGTTAGAACCTACAGCACTAGCACCGCCGCCACCGCCCCCTGATTCAGTATTGCCGTTCCCGCCATTATTGCCTTGTCCAGTTGTACCTAAACCTGCAGTGCCAGAAGCACCAGCGCCACCGCCCGAGCCGCCGTTTTGACCGTTTTGGAAAAAACCGCCAACAGTAATTGCAGAACCGCCCATTATTGCATAGACGCTCCCAACCCTTGATGCTCGACCACCAATAGCGGCCGCACCGCCAGCACCAACCGTCACCGTCTGATTGCCTGAAAAATAGTATTGCGCTTGTAGCAAACCGCCAGCACCACCACCGCCCAATCCTCCACCACCACCGCCACCGATAACAGTCACATCAAACAGTCCATCTTTAGTGACGGTCAGAGTGCTGTCACTTGTGAAAGTTAGTAGCGTGTAGTTCACACCAGACACAGTGATCGAACTGCTTGAACCTCCCGTTGCAGTGCCGTAATTGACACCGCCACTGTTAAAAAAAGTGAAGACTGACGCTGACAATGCTACGAGTGTGCCACCTCCGTGTTGCGCCAATACGAGTGACCCTGAAGTGTTGATTGTTACGCCTGCACCAGCCGTGACAGTCGTTGCTCCTGCACCCTTGTTAGCGATGAAGATTGTGTCACCGACTGCAAAGATTGAGTTGTTGATGGTAACAGTGTTTGCTGTTGCGACATTCATCACGATGCGTTTGCCGACATCACCAACAACTGCGACGTATGAGGCCGTCTGGTCGTTGATTGGCAAAGTAGTGATTGCATTCATCTGCGCAGCAGTGAGCGTATTTCCAGAAACGAACGGGAATGGTGTTGCCATAATGCTCCTATTGTAGTGCGTAAGTAGTGTCGTCGAGGGCTGACGTGTTTAAGATAAACGGTATCACGAGTTGGACTTGACCCATCCCGATTGTGACCGTGTGCCGTTGAGGGTTGACACTGTGGCGAATAGATTCGACAACCACATTCTGTGTCACCGTTGCCGGTGTACCAACCTTAAATGTCTTAGACACCGACAAAATGTCACCAATCTCCAACCCTGCCATCGTTGCCTGCTGTGCCACAGTCAACGCATTCAACAACACATCCATCTCCGAAAACCGAACCACAGGATTCTGAAACCTAGACAACAATGATGCAGCCAACGCAGACCCAGCAGCATCCGTAGCCAACGGAACCCCAGTCAATGACAACGCCTTAATGCCATACTGTGCCTGCGAAGCAGTACCAGACGCAATCGATGAAGCCGTACCACCATCAATCTGTACAGCCACACGATTCACAACCGTCTCAGCCCCATACACATTCGACAACGACAGAATCGGAACACCAGCCGTACCACCAAACGAAGCCACAGCCGTCCCAAACGACACAGCAATCCGAGCATCAAAATTCAAACTCCCAGAACGATCAACAAACAACCTGCCTCCTTCGGCAGTGGCAACATCTTGAAGTGCGGTAAGGACATTGGTCGCATCCTCATACGCAACCGTTCCACACGTCGCCAACCCTGTCTCAATGCTCCGAAGCGCAGTCGAGAACGACACCTCTGGTCGATCCAAGATCGCTGACACACGGGCAGAGGTCAACTGTGATGAAGGGGTGAACGCAGTCAGCACGGTTTGACCAAGTTGACCGAGCGCATCAGTAGCCACAATCGTTGCTGTTGACAGGTTCGGTTCCGCATAATCAAGGTTCAAGTCATACACATATCCTGTGAACATCGCAGTCGTACCTGCCGTCCCCCCGTACACCTGGAACTGGCGACGTGGAGCAATACCAACAGTGCCACCCGAATACCACTCTGACGCTGTGTTCAACGGATCAAAGTATCGAGCAGCTGCTCGATCATCGGCTTGAATAGTGCAAGAAGATGAAGGAAACGAATCAAGTTGTGTTGCACGGCCACGATTGATATTGATGTTCGTCACATACTCCGTGATGTCCACAAAGTTTGTTGAACCATTCAACACATCAGTGCCATCAAGTTTGCTGGAATCCAACGTGAACGCATCAGCCAAGAACCCAACATCCAACAACACCTTGTAAGTAGAACCCCACTTCGCAGCCTTAGCCATTAGAAGAACCCACCGCCACCATTCAACCTCTTATACCGGTCAGACAGATTAGACAATTCTTGAGCAATCTGATCAGGTGTCGAAACAATCCCAGCCTGAACAACCACATTGATGCCACCACCACCCTGCTCAGGACGACCAGTAAATACTGCATTACCAGTAACAGCAGCAGGAATACCGTTAGCATACGGATCCATCGGATTAGCAGCAGCGATCTTTGGATACTTCAACGCCAACTGACCAGCCTTATCAAACGCATCGTTATACGCCTCTAATGCAGCAGTTTCACGATCAATAGCATCAGCCACAGCAATCGCAGCATCAGCTTGCCGTTCCTTAGCTGTAGTCAACGCATCAGACAACTCCGTATAGATTGCTGAACCAATCGAAGCACCAAAGATAGTTTCATTCAACAACTTGCTTGCATCATTCAAACTTGTAGTTGCCTCAGTCTGTGCGTCAATAGCATCAGCACTAGACAACTTTGCCTCAGCCAAGGCAATCTCAGCCTCACGAATTGCTTGAGGTGTTGATTCAGGATCAGCACGAACCTTCTTCAACTCCGCTTCAGCATCAGCAATAGCGAACAACGAACCCTCAACGTTATACCCAGCTCGTTCCACTCCACGTTGAGCCTGAGCCAAATCATTCGCAGCCTTCTTAGCCTGTGGCGAATTGGCACCATATCCAGCCACTGCCTGATTGAACGCAGTCTGAGCATCAGCCAAATTAGTGTTTGCTTCAGTCAAAGATTTGTTGGCTTTACTAGACGCAGTTTGTGCAGCAGTCAAAGACTTCTGCGCAGAGTTAGTCGTCTTTAATGCATCCGTATATTCTTTCAATTTTTCGGTAGCAGTTTTGACAGCCTTAGCTACACCACTACCGCCACCTGTACCACCTAATGTGTCGGCTGTAATTTTGCCAGTCTTATTAAAGAAGCGTTCAGCCTGGTCGGCAGACATCAACTCAGTTTTGAAATGATTAACAGGGATTGCGATTGAAGCAAATGACTTTTTCAATGCATCGACATCAATAGCAGAACTGCCAAATGCTTTGCCTAAATCCGAAATAACAGCACCTGGATTAGCCAACAAATCTATTTGAGCTTTGGCAATATAAAATCCTCTATAGATTACGTTTGCTGCTGTTGCTGCTGCAACAGCGATTTTCTCAAATACTGATATAACTCCTGTACCAGCATTGCCAGATTCAAAAAGTAATTGTTGAAATCCAGCAATTAAACCGTTCTCTGTAATCACAGTAGTGATACGTGAAACAGCAGGTGCAACCTTGTCGGTTAAGAACTGAGCAAACTTATCTAAGTACGGCAGCATTGCCACACCAATAGTTTCAACAATCTCCCCAAATTGTGTTTTGACAATTTTGAGTCTTCCACCAAATGTGTCAGCAGAAGTAGCAGAAGCACCAGCAAAAGTAGTATTAAGAACATCAAGAACTTTGCTGAAATCTTTTGACTTGACCACATTCTCATCAAGGGGAATACCCAACTTCTTCAACGCAGTGAAGTTTCCCATGCTTGCCTTACCAAGACTGATGGAGACAGTTTCTAAATCTTTGCCAGTAGCTGCAGCGATGTTTTGACTAGTAATCAACAGCCCTGTTGCTTTGTCGTAGTCACCGGTAGCACGGGTGAGATTGCCTAACGCTGCTCGAAGGTTGGTGTCAGATTCACCAGTCAAAAGTTGTTGAGTGGCAATCAAGCGTTCAGTTGAAGTGATCAACTGATCACTAGCTCCGAAGGTTGTCTCCAACTGTTTGGCCAGCAACGCTTGTGACTTCTCGTCTTCCATCGCAGCCTGAACCGCTTTGCCTGCAAAGGCTGCAACAGCACCAAAGGCAGCTGCACCAGCAATAGCCATAGTTTTGAATGACGGCAATAAACTAGATACGTCGGTTTTCAAGCCTCCCATACCATCGGAAACTTGTTTGATGCCCTTCTTATATTGATCAGCATCGGCAAGGAATCGAACTACAAATGTACGAGTGCCAGCCATACGGCAATTCTAGATGACATCCTCACATGCTGAGCGCAAGGCACGGAAGTCAGCCAACACTGCTGACCATAATGCTTTTCCTTCAAGACCGTCATATTTTGTCATGACTTTGCCAGCATCCCACCATGCATCATTCATCTCAACATACGCAACACGTTTGGGTTGTGGCTGAGCAGACTGACGTGGTGACGCTGGTGTTGGGTTCCGTGCAGGTTCGTATTGGAAGTCGGTGTCAATGAACTTGCCTGATTGTTCGTGGAACTCAAATGGTTGATCTGGTGCATGTTGTGGAAGGTAGAAGATACGTGCAGCATCTTTCGTTGCAGGGTCACCAACAAGGTTGAGTCGTTCATGCAACTCAGCCCACACAGCTCGCCACAGTCCTGCCGGTACACGCTCAGCCAACGGCAAAACTAAGTGATAGTGAGGATCATCCAGTCGATGCGAATAGGTGGAGTAGGCAAGATACTCAAACCCGTCAAGGTTGGCATTGGTAAACGATTCACCGTCCATGTCAACGACTAACGCTTCAATGAATCTGATTGCAGTATTACCGCGAGTCCTACCTGGGTAATACTCAACAGGTGACCATAACGCACCATCAGACTTGTGCGCATTCTCCTCATGGTGCATCAAGCGTTCCTTGAGGTTATCCCAATTCGTGGCGAACGGCTTCGGCTGAACAGACTTGACCGAATCAAAATAGACAACCATCGCTACCTCCCTATCTACAGGATAGCGAACCCCCAGCCAAAGTCAACGATCTTTCAGATTGTCCAAAACCTTGTCAATAGCATCCAAATACACCTTGGCAATGTTGTCTTTGTTCTTGCGTACAGAAGGCCAGAAGAAGTACCCAGACTTCCCACGATGCCGAAGAAACTGTGTAGTCCTACCCCCACCCTTACGCCCCATCTCAGTCCCAGCCCGAGACTTAGCCCCAGCCACCGTCCTGTTTGATGAGCCGTGTTTGCCACCACCGAACTCGGCACCAAAGAACACATCACCCCTAGTCACCTTGGTCTTGCGAATCCTGTTCGGTTTGGTTGTAGATACAAACCCAGACTTATCTTGCAACTTGATTGTAGGGATACGGTCACGTTGCGCCCTCATGCCCTTCATCACTTCTAACGCCTGACGATTACGGGTCACCGATGCAGCCTCGAAGGTTGCTGCAACAACAAGCAGCTCTGCTACGCCTTGACTGGCAATACGTGCTTCTTTGTTGAAGTCAGGGTATGTCTTGGATAAATCACGAAGGAAGTCTGCGATGCCTTCAATTTGCACCGGCGCATTCATCGCATCGCTTGCGTTAAATGATCCTGCACGACCTGCCATACACGAATACTACTTGCCTAGATGTATGGCTCTCCAACGTAGGTACGCCAACATTGTGAACAGCATTCGTGGTTCTTTTGCCAGCAACACTGATGGTGCAATCCCTGTCTCACAAGCGAGATATGAAATTACCCAGTGGGCTGACTTATCTCCAAAGGGACAATCACTGCGTCTGCGCTATCTCCCACTTCGAGTGCTTCAATCTCATCGCACCATGATTCAAAGTCCAAACCAGTTTTCTTCAACCGTTTCTCTGCATGCCATCCAAGGTATGCAAGATCAGTCAATGTAAGTTCGGCTTCAAACTTGGCGACACTGCGATTGTATTTGTTTTCAAACGCGATGAAGTCAGGGAACGCAGCAATGATTGTGCGTTGCTTGCCATCTAATGCACTAGTCAAACTGAGTGCGATCTTCATTCTTTACCTCCGCAGGTAAGGGTTGGAATTATTTATATTAGGCGTTG